TACACTGACCCAACAGCAATTATTCAAGTAATTGGTTGTGTATTTAATAATCCGCAACTTCTTGACTATACAGATAAATATACTATTGTTGATGAAGATTTTCCTGATGCTTTTCATAAAGTAGTATTTGGAGCAATATATAAATTACATGAGCTTGGTGCTAAAAAAATTACATTAAGCACTATTTCAGATTTTTTATCAACTCGTCCAAAAAGTGAAGGATTATATAAACAACAAAAAGGTGAAGAGTGGCTAATCAAAGCCGCAGAAAATAGCACAGCATCAACTTTTGATTATTATTATAGTAGATTAAAGAAATTTTCTCTATTAAGAGCATACGCAAATCATGGAGTAGATATTTCTGATATCTATGATATTGACAATATTTTAGACACAAAGAAAAGACAACTACAAGAAGACCAGCTTGATAACGCATCATTAGAACAAATTGCGGACCGGATTGATGATAAAATTTCAAAAATCCGTATGGAATATGTTGATAATGATTATGGAGAAGCAGTTCAAGCAGGAGAAGGAATTTTTGAACTTCTGGAAGATTTAAAGAAACATCCAGAAGTAGGAATACCAATGTATGGTCCTTTGATTAATGCGGTGACGCGTGGAGCAAGGCTAGGCAAGTTTTATCTGCGGTCCGCAGCTACTGGCGTGGGCAAGAGCCGCACAATGATTGCGGATGCTTGTTATATTGCTTGTGATAAATATTATGATGAAAATTTTGGCTGGATAAGTAGTGGTCCTTGTCATCCAACCCTTTATATTACAACAGAGCAAGATGTAAGTGAAATTCAAACAATGATGCTTGCGTTCTTGTCCAATGTAAATGAAAGTCATATCCTTGATGGGAAATTTGACGAGGGCGAAGAAGAGAGAGTTCTGGAGGCCGCAAGACTTATTGAAGCAGCTCCTCTCTATATAGAAGAAAAACCTGATTTTTCTCTTAAAGATATTGAAGATACTATTAAAAGAAATATTCGAGACCATAATATTGCGTACTGTTTTTACGATTATGTTCACACAAGTATGAAAATTCTTGAAGAGATTTCTCGTAGAAGCGGTGGAGTAAGATTAAGAGAAGATAATATTCTTTTTATGTTATCTACTCGCTTAAAAGACATTTGTAAACAATACAATATCTTTATTTTATCAAGCACTCAATTAAATGGTAAGAAAAAGTAATTGCCAATAAATACCTTATCCAAGAACTCACTTGGGGTCAATTTTAATTAATTGGCTAACGGGAAATTCTAAGTATAGTAGTAAGAACTCAGTAGAGAATACTTGAAAGGAGATTACTATTATATATGAAAATCCCGTGCGATGCAATTCAAAAATATACTTGCGGCATATATTTAATTCGTAATTTAAAAAATAATAAAATTTATATTGGGCAAAGTAAAGATATACTAAGAAGATGGCAAGAGCATTTGCGTTCTGGGCAACCTGAAAAATATAGCATTAAATCAGAAAGAGATTTTAAAGCCCCTATACATAGAGCAATGCAAAAATATGGAATTGAAAATTTTAGTATACAAGTTCTTGAAATTTGTGAAGAAAAATAGCTTAATGATAAAGAAAAATATTGGATAAAAATTTTACAATCAACAGATAGAAATATTGGTTATAATATTACTCCAGGGGGACAAGAAAATTTTGCTCTTAAAGGAGAAAAACATAGCCAAGCAAAATTAACTCAAAAAGAAGTAAATGAAATAATAGACTTATTAAAAAATACTAATTTATCATTAAGAGAAATCTCTTCTAAATATAGAAATATTTCAACTCCAGCATTAAGTTTAATAAACCAAGGAAAAACTTGGTATAATCCAAAGTTAACTTACCCAATAAGAAAAACTTATACTGGAAATAAAGGGTCTAAAAATCCTAGAGCTTGCTTTACAGAAGAACAAGTTATGGAATTACGAATATTATATAGCCAAGGAAAAACTTTAAAAGATGTTCCAGAAAGATATCGAAAAATAGCATCTGATAGTGCAATAAGTGCTATTTTTCAAGGTAAAACTTATAAACATTTACCAATATGGAACAAAAAAGAGTAGAAATGGATTGAGCCGTGTATCGACTATTCCCGAGGCTGAAATGCGGGGAAGTAGGGACGCTAAAAAATGAGATGCGTCTAGGTTTTAAGAAATGAAGCCTATGAGAACCGAAACAGGATTTTACAATAGATAATATTGTAATAAGATATAGTCAGTTTTATAAGGAAACTTATAAAGTGAACGGATTATTAGGAAGCTGAAACGCCGGACCAGAACTTGCTTCGTGGAGCAAAAAGCCTAGCCGATAAGATAGACTTTGGCGCAGTTATGCTCCTTGTCAAAGAGAAAGATAAGGAAGCATTAAGCGATATTCTTTCTTCTGGAGTATTTGAAACTCCTAATATTAAGTTATCAATATATAAGAATAGACGTGGACAATATAAAGGAGTATACTTATGGTGTAAAGCTGATTTAGGAACTTGTCGAGTAAAGCCAATGTTTTGTACAACTTGGGATTATGAAATGGTACAATTAAAAGATATTAAAATTGTGGTAGAAGAATCTGCCTTCTAATTAAAAAAGGAGAAAATTTTTATGGAAAAGGTTTATGGTAAGATTGAGTATAAGATGTCTCGTCAAATGGCTAATTGGTATCTCAAGGCTCGCAAGGGCGACGAATTGAAGATGCGTCCCAATGATTATTTATGTAGAGTAGTTGATGAACAGTTTGGTCTAATGGGTAAGTGTGAAAGGGTAATTGTTGAATGATTTCTTATGATAAGACAGAGATAAGAGATAGCTTAACACTTGACAATATCTTTGACTTATTACAAGAATTTGGTGGTGACCCTACTTATACTTCTTTTGGAATTATATCAGCAACTATTTGCCATAATCCTCCAGGAGAAGGAAGCCATAAGTTATACTTTTACTCGAATAGCGGGCTCTTTCGCTGCTACACTGGCTGCGATTCTTATTTTGATATATTTGAATTAGTTTGTAAAGTAGCTCGTATCCAATGGGGAAAAGAATATGACTTAAATGATGCTGTTAGATGGGTGGCGAAAAGGTTTGGATTATCTGGTACAGTTGAAGATATTCCAGAAGTAAACAGTGAAGATTGGGTTTATTTAAATAATTATGAACGTATCCAAGAAATTGAACCAAAAGAACAAACTGAAATATTTTTAAAAGAATATGATAAATCAATTTTAAATAAATTCAATTATAACTTAAAAATAACTCCTTGGCTAAAAGAGGGTATTAGTCAAGAAGTTTTACAAAAAGCATTAATTGGCTACTATCCAGGAGGAGATTAGATTACTATCCCTCATTTTGATATTAATGATAGATTTGTAGGTTTGCGCGGCCGCAGCCTCTGCGCGGAAGAAAGCGAGATATATGGCAAGTATAGACCGCTCAAAGTAAATCAACAATGGTATAATCATCCTCTTGGAATGAATTTATATGGATTAAATTGGAATAAGGAAACAATAAAAACTATGCGGACCGCAGTTATTTTAGAAGGAGAGAAATCTGTTCTAAAATATGCGTCATATTTTGGTTGGGATAATAATATTACAGTAGCGTGTTGCGGCAGTTCTATTTCTTCTTATCAAATAGAATTATTAAAAAAGATTGGCGTTCAAGAAGTTGTTATTGCTTTTGATAGACAATTTAAAGAAATCGGAGATAATGAATTTCAACATTTAAAAGATAATTTAATAAAGACAAGAGAAAAATTTAAAAATGATTTAACTGTAAGTTTTATGTTTGATAAACATATGATTACTGATTATAAATCTAGTCCTATTGACCATGGGCCAGATATATTTTTACAGTTATTCAAAGAAAGGATTTTCCTATAAAAGGTGAAAGTAGGTAAATATGTTTGATAAAAATTCTAAATAAATATGTAAGGTAGTGTTCGATTTGAAAGGGGGTTGAATATTCTATGGAATATCAACTTATAACACCCAGCATCCCATATGATAAAAGTAAGTATAACATGGTTGAACGGGTGTTAATTAATAGAGGTATTAAGCCTCAAGATATCGAACATTATTTACATACCACTGATGAAGATATTCTTCCTCCTGGTTCGATTGCGAGAATCGAAGATGGAGTAAAGATGCTTCTCAAACACGTGCGATAGGAAGACGATGTTCTAGTTCAAGTGGATGAACAAAACTGTCCACAATAAATCCTTTAAACT